ACGCACATGGACGTTGGTATTGATATCTACCGTAAGCTCTGGCAGCAATTCCCGCCCCCGCCTCCCCCGCCTCCCCCGCCTAAGCGCCCTAAGCGTCCGGGTGAAGGCGAGCCCTGCAAGGATGGCCAAGGCGGTCCCGGTAATGAACCGCCACCCATTGGCCCGAAGGGTAAGAGCTTCGACGATCATATGAAGCCGGGAGAGATAGAGGGAAAAGAGCCGCATCAGGCTGTGCAGGAGCATAACCAACCCGAGTGGGATACGCACATCGCTGCAGCTGCTAACCTGCAGAGGTTACAGGGTAAGATGCCTGCCGGTCTGGAGCGTATGTTCCAAGAGATGCTTACCCCGAAGGTAGACTGGCGGGATAAGATCAAGGCGCTGATGGTTAGAAAGATGGGTAGTGGTAGCTATAACTGGCAGAAGCCCGACAGAAGGTTGATTGTCAGGGATATCTACACGCCGTCTAGGTCTGGCTACGGTGCCGGTACGGTGGTCGTGGGGGTGGATACTTCAGGGTCTATTGGCCCGAAGGAAGTGGACATGTTCATGGCTGAAGTATCTGGTATCTTGGAAGAAGTTAAGCCGAAGGAGCTGCATATTTGCTGGTGTGACGCTGCACTGCATCGCACTGACATCTGTGATAATCCCGGTGACCTTAACGAGATCAGAGCTAAGGGCGCTCCGGGTGGGGGTGGCACAAGCTTTAAGCCTGTGTTCAACTACATCGAGGACAACGACCTGAGACCGGATGCGTTAGTTTACTTAACTGACGGATACGGTGACTTCCCCGAGCGTAAGCCCAGCTATGACGTGATCTGGGGGAGCGTATCACTGGAGAAGTTCCCGTGGGGCGAAGTCGTGATGATCCCCAAACAAGCTACCTGAGAGGAGGGTAACTTTCCCCACAGCCGCGTGCAGCAACGGGTGAATGTGCCCTGCAGGAGTAGTAGTGCTATGATGCTCCTGCAGGAAGGCATTACAAGCGGTGGTTCCGGGCTCCTCTTAGGTATCTTGTCATCCCCCGGTGAAACTATCGAAGCTGCACCCACTTACCCCCACGGGTAATAGTCAAGAAAGGACCAACAACATGATGAAAGAAGACTTGTTCTCGACGGCATCACCCACGGCAATAAGCCTGAAGCAGGATAGCGTCCCCAAGTCGAAGCGGCCATACAAGAAGAACCGCGCCAAAAAGCGCATGGTCACTCAGGCCGAGAGCTTCCAGATAAATAAGCTGCTTGAGGCGAACCTTACTCCCAAGGATGAGAATGGTATTGTCTCGTTTCTGAACGACATGGACGACGACAAGATAGCGAAGGCCATAGGGCCACACGTTTCGTTCTATAGTGTCCGCCATCTGCGGCAGAAGGTGTTCGGTGCTATCCGTAAGGTATCCCAACGCAAGGATGACACCGATACGAACAAGCTAGAAGCACGTGTTGCCGAGCTGGAGAAAAACCTTATGCAAATCTCCAGACACGCTGTGTCCCGTCTTACCCGAGTAGAGGAGATGTTCAACAAACTGTGTGAAGAAGCCGGTTCGTCCCTTAAGATTAAGATACCTGAGAGGTGATAAAATGAGTGAAGTGAAACCGTATGTGATGACTTGGAAGGGCGGTGCTGATGGCGACGTAGACTTGGAAACTCGTATCGCAGTCTATGGGCCGTTCGATAGTGAAGAAGCTGCAGCGACTTGGGGCGACACTAATGAGGACGACGATCCGCGTTGGCAGGTCGTCCTGCTCAGCAACGAGAACATACAGGATAAATACCTGTTTGTGCCGGTTCTATCGGCAGTCTAACCCGTGGAGGTAATGTAAAATGAAGACGATCTTTGTAGTGTTGAGCGTGTTGTTTGTTAGCAATGCGTATGCAGGTACTGTTACCTGCACGACAGTTGGCAACGTCACTACGTGCGTAGAGACATCTTCCCCGTGGGAAGAATGCTCTCAGACAAGTAAGGGCTGTTTCTAATAAAAAAGGCGGCTAGGATGCTCGAAATCCTAGCCGCCACGTATCGTTCTCCCACCCACGAGAGACCAACAACATGTTGTACCTACTGGGTTATACGGTACAAGTCAAGGGGAAATATTTATGACATATAAGGGAACTAATGAGGCTGATCTAAAAAGGGTTAGAATATTGGTCGATAAGATATGGGCGCTTGTTGATGACAACAGTGGCTTAAGCAACAAAGTTGTGTTTGTTTCACTGATTAGCACCTTTGATAAATTGCTAGATAGTCTGGATGACGATGACTACGCGACTTATACTACGGCAATGGTAGCGATGATACATAGTCATCACCGGAGCCGTGAAGGATGAAAATATTATTTTTAGATATCGAAAGCTACTATACGGATGAATACTCTCTTAAGAGAATGAGTCCCGCTGAATACCTCCTTGACCCAAGGTTCAGGCTCAATGGCTGTGCTTTCAAGGAAGGGTTATTTGGTAAGCCGTTCTGGTTAGACGGCGATCAAGTTCCTGCTTACCTGCACGGGTTAGATACATCTAACCTTCTCGCGTGTAGTCATAACTACCTGTTCGATGGTTGTGCGCTCGCGTGGCATTATGGTTTTGTGCCTAAGCTATCATGCTGCACACTCAGTGTTGCACGTGCAACAATCAGCTATAAGACAAGCTCGCTCTCACTCGAAGCTGTTGCAAGAACGCTTAATCTGGGGGTAAAGGGGAGTAGCGCACTCACGAACGTAAAGGGCATGGACCTGCAGGGCATCAAAGCTGCGGGACTATACGATGCGTACGTGGAGTATGCGCTTAACGACGTGGAGCTGTGCGCTAAGATTTTTAATACACTGGTAGTATCTCAAGAGTTCCCATGGGACGAGTTGCCCATGCTCGACATGATAATGCGTATGGCAACGCAACCTAATTTTGTGTTAGATAAGAACATATTACATCAGCATCTTCATACTGTAACGCAAGCCAAAGAGATAGTGCTTCATAAATTAGGGTGCGACACTAAAGCCATACGTCAGGACGAAGTGTTTGCGAATATGCTTAGGTCATATGGCGTGGAGCCGCCCAAGAAAACAAGCTTAACTACGGGGCTGGAAAGATATGCGTTCGCAAAGACGGATGCAGAGTTTCTGGAGCTGGAAGAGCATCCTGACCCGATGGTGCAGGCGCTTGTTGCAGCGAGACTCGGCGCGAAATCAACAATTGAAGAGACGCGAACGCAGCGTTTCATTAACATTAGTAATTTATCGTGGCCACTTACCCCTGCAGGTAACTCTGGGCAAAGACCTAATATGCCAATGCCAATCAAGTTTTCAGGTGCTCACACTCACAGAGGTGGAGGAGACTGGAAGCTTAACGTGCAGAATATGCCACGAGGAGGCGAGCTGCGTAAATCACTGCGTGCTCCTCCCGGATACAAGGTTGTCACAGTAGATAGCTCGCAGATTGAAGCAAGATTGGTGGCGTTTCTGTCTGGAGAAGAAAAACTTCTAAGTCAATTTGCCGCAGGTGCAGATGTCTATAGCGCTTTTGCCAGTGACGTATTCAAGCGGGAGATCACTAAAGCAGACAAGGCTGAGAGGTTTGTCGGCAAGACAGCTATCCTAGGCTTAGGGTTCGGGCTGGGGTGGGCTAAGTTCCACGATCGTATCAAGACCGACAGTAAGAATGCGCTTGGCACTATGATCGATCTAAAAGAAGACGAAGCGATGCGTGTTGTGCTGGAGTATCGTAGGCTGTTTCCTAATATCCCTGCAGCGTGGACCACTTTAGGCAACAACGTCATGGGGGTGCTCGCGGGTACTGTAAAGAAAACTACAACGATGTTCGGGCCTGTAGTGATCGAGAAGAACCAAATCTTCATGCCGGGCAGGCTTAAGATGTTTTACCATAACCTGCAGCACAAGCCCAAGGTCGAAGGTCAGAAGGGTGGGTGGGTGTTTACCTTTGCGGGTAAGGAGAAATATCTTTATGGAGGTAAGCTATTAGAGAACATCGTGCAGTATCTGGATAGGATTTTAGTCTTTGATGCTGCACTGCGTATTCAGCAAAGAATTTACCCTTACAGGTTAGCGCAGCAAGCACACGACGAGAACTGTTACGTAGTACCTGAAAAATATGTTGGTATTGTAAAAGAAGTACTTTTGGAAGAGATGACTAAACGACCAAGCTGGGGTTCTGATTTGCCTCTTATGGCAGAGATAGGGGTAGGGGACAGCTATGGAGAAGCTAAGTGAAAAATACCCAAAGGTATCCTATTGGATGGACAGACCTCTTACCGAGCTAACCCGTGAGGAGCTTATAGAAGTTATAGAATATCTTGGTCGCGAGCTTGAGCGCAAGCGTAATCAGGACCTTGAGCGTATGCGGAGGATAGCTATACATAAGTATCCTTGAAACAATGCAACTTATAGGTTACATTACCGTGGGCCATTTCGTACCGAAGGAGGGGAGAAATGGACGATGCGGTAAAAATTGCAATACTGCAGACACAGCTACGTGATTTGCAGTATAGGCTCAGACAAACTGACCAAAGCCTGATCGTAACCTTTAAACTGCCACCCCAGAGAATGAAGCTGATGGGGTTATTGCTTACGCTGCCGATAGTTACCCCAGAGGTAATAGCCCAAAGACTGGGTATCGACATAGAAGTAAGAGTAGCGATGAATAGGCTTAGAAGAGACCTTGAGAAGTTCGGTATCGTGGTCGAGTCACGTCGCAAGCTGGGTTATTGGTTCACAGACGAAACTAAGAACAAGATAAAAGCTATGACATCGGCTTGCAATGATGTTACACTTGGGTTACCTTCAGAGGTAGCAACTTGAAAGGGGGCGCATATGGATATGCAGCCTAGCGCGAACACGCCTGTGCAGACCAAGCCGTTTGCTTGGTCGTTCAGTCGTCTTAAGAACTACGAGACGTGCCCTAGACGGCACCTCGAAGTAGATATCCTGAAGAACTTCAAGGAAGAAGGCTCAGAAGCGCTTATGTGGGGCGAACAGGTCCACAAGGCTGCAGAGCTATGCATTGGGAAGAACGAGCCCCTGCCGGTGGGCATGCCGATCCTGCAGTCGTGGATCGATAAGATAAAGTCTGTGCCATATGACAAAGTATATGTCGAGCAGAAGCTGGCAATAACAAGAGACTTCACGGCGTGCGGGTACTACGACAAGCCATGCTGGTTCAGAACTAAAGCCGACGTGCTTGGTATTACTGGCCCGGTGGCATTGGCTATAGACTGGAAGACTGGAAAATTAGTTGAAGAGAGCCAGCAGCTCGCGCTGATGGCTGCTGCAGCGTTCGCAAATTTTCCCAAGCTACAA